TAAATCACCTTCTGGTAGGTACTCAGGTTTAATACCAACACCTGTTGAATCTATCTCTACATACTGATATAAGTCCAAGAACGGTACTGGTTTAGTACCTAACTGGTTTAACTGGATGTCTGTAGAAACTACTAGAGTTTTATCTCCATCAGCTACTAATAACACGGTAGTACTACCTACTTGGGTATTGTACATAACATTACGTGGCAGCACCCATTTGTGATAACACATCAGAGGACGCTCATCCCCTTCCCAGTAGTATTGATTAATTAATACATCAGGAGAATCTGATGAGAAACATGCAATATTACTCGCAGTACTTCCAGACATACTTGTACATACACCTTCAGCATAAAGCGGTAAGTGGTCTGTAGTACTCTGTGTAGTGTACTGAGAATCCGTATAAGGGCTAGGTACGAACTCACCAACCTGATAAAAATCTAAAGTACGTTGGTACACATAGTACAAGCTACGTGCTATAACACTAGGTTGACAAGCTAAACTAATGTCTGTAGTTGTTGTAGGGTATATAGCAGCAGTCTTAGGTGTAAGCACTGTACTGTTGTTAGGAATAACAGCCTGTTGATTCTGGGCTACTAGAACTAAATCTTTATTAAAAGGTACAGCGTATTCAAATTGAGCGTTACTCAAGGAAGTAGCTGATACTTCTATAGCATCTGTATCCAATAACTCTGTAACAGTACTACGCATAAACACTGTAGGGTCGGTACTTTTACTTAGGTACACGTATGCACCACTTAGTAGAACTAATCGAGATTGATAAGCACCAATACCTGTAATACCATAATCTAAGAACTTAGGTAGCGGATTGTTATTATCATCCCCTGCGGTACGCCCTTGAATATCTAAGGACTCCACAACAGCTTGGTCAGTGCCATAGTCAAAGTACCAATACACAGGCGTATTCTGAATTGTGTATCGTGCTTCGTACTTACCCACTTCCGTCCAGTTATGAGCTTCATTATTGTACTTAAAGTACGCTAAGTTCTCGCCTGTACCTACTGACTGGATATAACCATCTAGTACATCAGGTAATGAGGATGGTAGCAAATTCTTATTAGTGGTATTACTAGCATTTGATGATACTAAGTAAGTATCACCTCCTGTAGAAGTAACTACTAATTGATTAGTTGCACTATTAGATAAGATAGCTAGTATAGTACCTGATCTAGTAACAGTGTACCAAGAAGTAAATTCTGCTGAGGCATTCATCTTAGTTTCTAAATCATTTGCAACGTACTCGGCTGTAGCCTCTGCTGCTGTACTAGAATGTGTAGTAGTACTAAATGTCAGTACTGGGTTAGTACCTTGAGTAATTGTAACACTATACTGCTTACTGAATGCACCTGTTAGTACTTTTACCCAACCTGCTTTCTTAGGATCAATATCATTTAGAATGGTATTATAAAATTCCCAAGTACTACGGGTTGATCTGTACATATACTGGATTGTATCTACAGTAACTAGGTACTTATCAAAAGAACTATTTAGTGTTGGTGGTAAATCACTACGCTTACTAAATGTATGTACATCGGAAGCGGTATATGTATAACTACTAGAACCTAGTTTAGTAATGGTTACTTTAGTTACACCGCTACCAATTACTTTAGATTCGAAAGCAATAGTAGTAGCACCTATTTTATAGATATTAAAGTTAGCAATAAGTACAGAATTAGCTGTAGCTGCATTATAAAGGCTAGTTACCATATCGTCATAATGTACAGTATCCCAGTTCCCTGTCGTAGCTGATACACTCACCGTACCAATATCAGGTCGATTAACATTAAGTTGTAAACCATTACCTGTACCCCTAGATGTACCCGCACTTATGTACGCCCAACCTAAGTCATCGTTACTAATCGGAACTACGGGATTATCTATAGAAGGTAATAACTCTTTAACTGGTACTTTATCTGTGTTTAGTAAAAAGCACTGATTGCGTGTAATAGTACTACGAATACTAGACTTCTTAGTATGTTCTAAATACGGACGCTTAGATTGATGAATCCGTGTACCATCATTTAATTTAAAAATACTAAACGTACCATCTTGCTCTACAGATTGAGCATAGTACTCACCTGCAAGCTGCGTAATATTAAAGAAGCTATTTGGATTTACATCTAAGACAGCTTGCATACGAAACCCTGCTCGTCTACGTAAACCGTTGACAATATCAGAGACCATGTTTACTTGGGTACTTAGTTGCCCATCTTCACGCTCTTGTGGTGTCTGTTGTGATACACCCTTGATCAGGGCTTTATAAGTACCTGTCTTAAACATAATAACTCCTTAACGTCTTAGGTAGCGAGATGATCTACTACGTACTTTAGTTAAGCTATTGTACTTACGGTTACGTAGATTCTCTTGGGACATCATACGTCTATTACCCTCGTATTTAGCTTGTATAGCTTGAATAGTAGCATCTACACCAAAGTCGGATACATATACCTCTAGTAGAGCACTGTACAACACGGTGTTAGCTGCTAGTAAAGGTAAATCCTCAAATGCAGTATCCCGTACAATACGAAGTCTAACGGGTGCTGTGAATAAATTAGTATTCTCAGTTAGGTTAAATAATCGTGTACCTTCTGTAGCTACATTGAAGTCTAAACCATAGAGAGCCAATGCACCTGTAGGTGTATCAATCTTACCATCAGTGTTAACAGGTAATGTAATCTCATGCTCGTTAAACCACCAACCTACTGCAAGTAACTCTTGTCGAGATCGCTGTATAGCAGAGACAATTAAGTCTACCGTAGGGTGGCGTGTTGTTTCAATTCGTGTAATAACGTGCTCACCTAAGTACGGTAAGATAGTATTAACAGCTTGTAGTAATTCCATGTTACCTCCTTAGGAAAGTTAATTTACTCTTATATAAGATCACCAAGTCCGTTACGTAGTAAACTTGGTCGCTGATCGTCACTAATTATTAGTGGATTGCCCCTGTCTATCGGAATCTTATATAAGAGTAAACTCAAATGAGTCTACTCAATGTATTAAGCCTCTGCCGCTTCGGATGCTTTTGTAGCAGCTTTAGGCTTGGGCTTGGTTTCAACTTCAGGTGTTAATGTACCCTCTAGTTGTGCTTCTAACTCAGCAATACGTGCTTTTAAAGCATCCTCTGCCGAGGTATCTGGTGCTGCTTCTGGTACAACAGGCACACCTGTCAGTGCTGCACTAATGTATGTTCCAAGTACTGTCATAATAAACCCCTATAATTTAATTATGTTAACGACAAAAACCCCACCTAATTAAAGATGGGGTTACTGATTATGGTTTAGGAGTACGAGTAATAACCGCTACACCTGCTGTGTCTGGACGACGAGTATCAACAGTAAACATGGTTTGGTTATCTAGTACATAAGATTTATGCTCTTTATCATCCCACAAATCCTGTTCCCACTCACGGGCAGTAACAGTAAGGAGTGTTTTAGATTTAGAGAATACAATCATAGTACCTTTAATATCCGTAGCAGTTACGTCAAAGCCATTACCGTTGCCAGTAGTACTTAGTTTATGCCCAGTAATAGCAGCAGTAGGGAAGGCAGTGCTCTCTACGACGTTAACGCCATTGAGTTTAACTACACGACGACCTGCGAAGTCACCATTACCAGTACTGAAGTCTTGGTTAAGTAGTTTAGGATGGAACAACAAATCCGAGTAGGTTTGTGGATCGACTAAAGTTACTACATCTCCTAGTGGAACACGACGACGAATCATCTCATTCACTAGAGCCAAGTGAGCATTCACCAATGCGTTAGCATTCTGAGTTAGCTCTGCTTCGGTTAAAGCTACACCTCCCGCAGAGGGAGCTGCTAAGCCTACGTTGACTGACAAGCCATCATAGAATGAACCATTCGCTTTAAGGTGTGCAGGTGCAACCCAAGAACGTGCTTTCTGCAAACGGATGATATGAGCTTGGTCATACTCCAATGCAAAGTCAGTAGCGTTGTTGGTAGCCATCTCTGTCCAGTAGTCAGGTGAAGTCCAGTCATCCATGTAGTCAATGTGGTTACGTACATAAAGCATCGCTTCCACAGTGATATTCATTTTGTCTGACAACACACGTTGAGCTACTACATCTTCCCCTGCCTTACGACCTAGAATTTGTGAGTTACTCAAACGACGAACAGATACCTGATTAGAGCGTTCTGCTGTAGATTTATGAGTACTTAAAGATTTAAAGATATTTTCATACTGGAACTTAGTATCCACAATACCTGTGTATAGTTCCAAATGCTGATCTACATTAGATGTTGCACCACCCCATTCTGGGCGGGTCATAGTCGTAGCAGTATGTGGAGTAATTGCTGAAGTAAAAGCCATATAGTGTACCTCTCAAATAAGAAAACCTCCATTAAGGAGGCTGATTAAAGTTTATAAACCTTGGCGTTTGCCTAAGTCTCGACGCTTCTGTAAGTCTGCCAATTCAGCAGCATACGGTGAACGTGGGGCATGTAACTGATTACCTGCCTTCTGATATAACTCACCTACTGCTTTCATGAAATCTGATCCAGAAAGTGCGTTTGCTGAGTTAGGTGTACCGCCTGAAGGTGCTATTAGATTTCCCTGTTGAGAATTAATTACACCATAAGACTGAACTTGTGAAACAATAAACTCTACTGCTTCTTTTGTACTACCACTCTGCTCCATTGCAAGAGCAGCAGCTTTAATATGTGCAGGGGCATGGTTATTGAATGCTTCAATAGCTGAAGTCCATTGCTCTTGCCCACCTACTAAATCATAAGCTACCTTTTGTACAGCAGCACGTTCTGATTTAGCATGTTGGAACATAGCCTGAGCCAGTGCCTCTGCTTGAGCAGCCTTGTCACCTTTAAGCCCTTGTGTTAACGTAGTCTTATCAATTAAATTAGGATCATCGTACTGTAAGGCATTCTGAATAGCTGCTACAAAGCGATCTGCTGATACACCAGTGTTAGCAGAGAATACGTTAATAGAAGTCTCTAGCGGGTTATTACCAATAAGTGCGTTAGCGTCAGCTTTAACTACAGGTTCTTGTACTACAGGCTCTTGCACTTGAGGTGCTTGAAATTGTGGTTGGAACTGAGGTTGCTGTTGTGGATACCCACCTGCTTGCACTGTAGTAGCTTGTACAGGGATTTGTACTCCTTGCTGTGTAACTACTGGTGCAGGTTGTTGTTCTTGAATCTGTGCGTCAGACATTTAAAACTCCTTAAATAGGTTGACCTTGTGCAGCTAGAACTGCCTCTGTATTCTGTAATTGATTACCTTGCTGCATAATGGCTTGTTGTTGTGCCATAGCTGCTTGTTCTTCCTGAGCTGCCTCTTGCTGTAACTGTTCTAAAGACTTCTGTATACTAGCGGGATCAATACCATTACTAAGTAAGATACCATCCACGAGCTTATCAATATCATATTTCTTAGATATTTGAGAGAACACTGGAACTGCTTGAGCAATCTGATTGGCTGCAATCATAAGAGCTTGATTCTCAGAGCTGCGAGATAATGCCACTAAACCTGTTAGAATATTCAACTCAATGTTGTTTAAATCGAAAGCACTGATAATGCTAGGATCAACTTCATTTAATAAAATATATGCTAATGGTAAGTGCATATTCTGACTAAGCTGTGAGTACACACCACCGAGCACTTGCTCAGCTTCTTCAGCATTCATTTGTACTTCTAATGCTGTTACACGTTCTGCATCACGGGTATTACCTGTGTACATAAACGCAGTGCTTAATCGTTGCTCTACAGACTGAATATCCTGACGTAGTTCTTGAATCTTTCGGTAATCTCCAACCTCAAATGATTGTACGGATTCTTTCTGACCTTGCACCCATGCACCTGACTCAGCATCAATAGCACTGTCAATATCGAATTGACCTGCGGGGTTGAATACGTTAAGTACTCTGGTACTTTGTAATTCATAATTCGTTAATGCTGCACTAAGCTCAGATAGTTTAGCGAAGTCACCTGCGTACTCCTCTACGTAACCACGACCATAAGC